GCCTCGGTTAGGAAACGTCTCGAACCAACTGATGGGTTGATTAAGAACTCGCTGATGTCGGTCTCATTGTATTGCATCGCCATGTTCACGGCGTATCGTGTCGTTATAGCCATTGTTTAGCCTCCTCTAATGTTATGTAATCGAATCTTATCGTGCAGTACGTAGCGTGTGTATCTATCATTATGCTACTACCTCCTCCTCATATACTGGTACTCCACCAACTGGGTTATCAAATGCCTCAAAACATTCGAATCCATACTTAACGAATGACTTCTTATTGACCTGAACCGCTTCGGTTAGCTCGTATAGGTCAGAGCTGAGCACGTTAGTTGTACCTGCCGCAACATAGTTATATGATTGAATCAGTCCTGCAAGGTCGATGTAAAACACGCAGTAACCACCTGAGAACTTCGGCTTTAGTGTCTTCGTTGCAACAAGCACCGCTGTACTTGGAGCAGTCGAATAGTAAACGTAGAACTTTGTCAAGCACGAGTAGTTCGAGATGTACTTGTATAATGCACCGTTAGCGCTCAGCCCTGTTGTGAATGGTTTGTTGATAACAATTATGTCATCCGCAGGAACACTTGTAACGAGAGCAACACCTTGTATAGATTCAGCACCAGGAGCATCGGTTATTAAGACATAGTCTCCTTGCAACAAATTGTGGTCAAATAAAAATCCTATTTGAACGAATCCGTTGTTAGATGTGATAGAGTCAAACTCTTTAACTGAACCAATCGTGAAATCATCACGCACATCACTAGTTGCCGTAACGATGACTGGGTTATATGCTGCCGAATACTCCGAAGGAGGTGTTACTGTTAATGCCATTATCTAAGTCTTTAAAAAGTGCTTGTTCTATTATGTCCGATACGATAGGAATAACCTGCTCCTCAACTTCTGAGATGTACAGCTTAGCCTCGTATCCTTCTCGGTGTATCTTTCTTGCTATCAGGAATGCTAGTTCGTCCTTCGTAACCTTCTGTCCGTTCGCTCCGTCTCGCGGCGTGATACCCTTGTCGTCAATCCACTGTCTAACTTTCTCACGAACCACGCCCTTCCCACTTGCCCCTCGAACGGTTGGTCCACGTCCGTAGTTGGTATAGTACCAATACGACAAGGCACGAACCGATCCCGATACAAAGCCGTCCGATGTAACCATGACATCCTCAATCGAATCGTCAAGCTTACCCGATGCGTTGATGTTCTTTGAACTCAACTGCTCCTTCATTGCCTCTCTGAATAGTTCGAGTGACTCGGTTACTGCTTGTGTCGTGTTGGTTAAGTCCATAGCTTAAGCGAATAATTCGCAACAGTTGTTGTCCGTAAATGAGTTGATTGTTATCGGAACATTCCAACCCACGTGAACTGAATCCTGAGTTCTGAATAGTTGCGATAGCTGACCGACCTGAATCGTCTCTGTTGTGTTGTCTTGAAAGTCATTGTATAACTTACGGACCAGACCTTGTGCGATGTTGAACGTTTCGTTGAATAGCTCATCATCTTCTGATCGTGTCGCTTCAAGTGATGAGGACTGGACGATACGAATCGTAAAGCTCCACCCTTGCAGTTGAGTTCCGTTCGGAGCAATGTTGTTCTGCACCGTTGGAGGTAACATCCAGCATAGTGGATACGATAAGTTATCATCGGCATTCATCTGCTCCGATGTTCCCAAACCGAATGTAAGCGAACCGATAAAGGTTTGCGATGCGGTTCTAATTGTTGCGATGAGCTCGTTGTATTGCATAGTCTGATAAGTTCTTGTGGTATTCGTTCTTTGTTTTCTTGTATAGTAAGTAATAATAAACGTTATCAACACTCAGTCGAGCTACTTGTTCAAGCCTAAAGATGTCGCCTTGGGCAAGCTCCTCATACGTTGAGTAAGCACCCCACTTTGTTAAATCTTCATAGCCTGCGTTAATCTCTTCATCGGTTGGTTCGTACGCCTGATATAAAGGTGCGAATTTTTTAACGTGTTCGGCAAATTCTTTATTGTAATAATTTTGCCAATACAAACCAATGTCTGCTGGCATCTCTAGAATCTCATCGACCAAGTCCATCCTGCTGCTGAACGCATACGGTTCGGTCGAGGTGTGAAGTAACGCCAAGGTGTGTTCCATAGTTGGTCTTGTTCTCCAATGTTCGAACTGAGCTACCTCTAACTGACCTAGTGGCTTGAACTCATACGGACACTTTGATTCGTAGACAAGCAGTTCATCATAGATAAACTGAGACGCATCGACCAGGATATCAATCAAGTCTTTCGGGAACGCTTCGATGTGTTCGATTGGAGTCGATGTCATCACGCTGATGTAAGTTAGCGGTGTCGGTTCAACTAATCGTTGCAGTTCGAACAGATCACGAATGTTTAACTCACTCCATGCCGTTGGGAGTGTTCGCTTGTAGTGTTGGTCCAAGACCTTGTATTCAAATCTTACCATAACGTTACCATGAGTAGTCTAGTTCTTCTTTAGTTGTATAATTCCAAACGGCGTAACGCATCGCATCCATCGCATCGTCTAAGAACTTAACTGGTTCTTCTAAGCTCTTGCCATTCTTGTCAACCTTCCACTTGTACGAACGTATCTCCTTAAGTACGTTCTGTGAGTGTCGGGTAATAAATATCTTGTAACTCTTAACTTTCTGTATTCCATCCCATACCGACTTGTCCGCCTTGTGAATGTTAAATCCAGCACGATAGATCTCTTCAATCGTATCTGGACGAGCCGCGTCGGCATAGATGGTATCGGTTGGAGCGACTGATGTCATCAGCTCGATTAACTCTTGAGGTATCAGCCCTGACTCATACACTAGCTCATCAACGTAGATACACTTCGATGCCTCATCCACCGCAACGTCAAGCAATGCTGTCGGGTGATTAAACCCAAAGTCTAATCCTTTAACTCGTTCCAGGTCGGTCGGTATCGAATCGCACAGATGCCAGTTGGTGTAGATAAGACCTTCAATCTTACCAGTCATGCCACGACCGTACACTTTCCAAAGCTCGAAGTCCTGGTCTTTCAATGCCTCGATGTTCCGAACGATAGAATCAGGGCAGAACGGATTGTGTCGGTAGTCTGAGATTAGTAACTTACGTTCTGCATCAGGAAGTGTTAATACCTTCTCGTGCACCCAGAACTCTGCCGATGGATTATAGTCTAAGAACGTCTGCTTAGTCGTTCTAAGTTGTAACTGCTTGTATATCTCGTAGCTGATACCTTGTGCTTCGTTAACGAATAGATACTGTCTCTTACCGTTCCTTGCATCCTGCTCGTTATCATACGATTCAAACTCAATGATGCTGCCCGACTTGAACGTGTAGATTCGCTCCGACTTGTTGTAGCTAGATATCTGCTCTGATATAATAGGATCGTTCAGCACGTATAGTTGGAAGTCCCTCAGTGCACCACGTTTCAAGTTTGGTATGTCCTGCCCAACAACGGTGATGATACTATCGGGTTCTTGAATCGCTCGGATCGCTAGTACTTGTAAGATGCAAACCGTCTTGCCCGAACTTGTACCGCCTTGGTTAACGATGATAGGTTCTTGTGCGTTATAGTTTGCCTCGAATAGTACTGATGTCTTCATGCTAGTCTGCGTCTATCTCGCCCTCACTCGATGCGATACGTCCCGTTGCGGGTAGTATCTCAATGGTTAGTTTCGATTGGATTGGATTGTCTGCGTCGCCAGTTAGCTTGACTGAATCGCCGTACTTTTTAGGGTTCATCTTGCCTAGCATCCACTTACGGGCATCAATTCGAATGCGACTACGTTGAACAAATTCGTTATTAATAATTTGATTGCCATATTCGTCAACTCGAAGCACATCTTTATTAGCTTCATCGGCAATATCTAATATTTCCTCAAAGATATTATCTGCCCTAACTTGTGTCGCGCGCACGTATTGGTTTTGTTTTTCAACGTCAACTTGAAGCCATTCGTTAAATGTTCTAGTGCTGATATGTAACTCTTTACACGCTTTACGAACGGAATATCCTTTTTCAATTAGTTCAATCATCTGCTTAAAATTAGCATCTATCTGAACTGGAGTATACTTTGCTGCCATGGTTGGTTATATTGTACAACAAATATACAAAATCGTATTGATACGATGCAAATTAAATTGTACCGACTACTCCCAAGGTAACATTTCACCGCAAATTATGCTAAACTCTATCATAGTTTTTATGTATAATTCAAGCTGAACATCATTAAAAATATTCATTCTAATATCAGGCAACCTTGATGCGTCATAAATAAAATCCTCCCTATCAGGATAGTAATACAAATGATTTTCATCCATACAATCAAGGTCTAATTCATAACGAGCCATTCTAGGATCATCGTTACCAACCCACTTAAATCCTAATTTTCTCAATAATTCTTTACTTATCATAAACTATCTATTACTTTTTTTAACTTAATTATTTCCTGCTCTAACTGCTTAATCTTATCTTCCTGCCACGCCACCGTCCTAATCATATCCATATTTAGCCTTGTTGCCACCTCAGAGCGTTCGTATTGAACGATAATATACTTAGCGGCACTATGTAACCATTCGTGGTACTTTTGCATTTGTAGGGCCTTATTTTCATCCTTCGACTCAATCGCTGCTTGCTGGTACTTTATCGCAAGTAGGTCGAGCTGATTGATGTGCGTCAGCTTCTCGATGATTGGTAGCATCGGGATGGCTGAGCGGTTAGAATGGGACTTCTGTATCATTTGGTTCGGGATTAAAATGTTTACTTGGTGTTAATGGTTCGGGTTGGATGTATTCGGTCGATGCTTCTTTGAATGAAAACTGCTTGCGACCTTCAACAAACTC